TAAAATCACCGCCTAGTGCGTGTGTCATTTGTATTGCACCTGTGGAAAGTTTAGTTGCACTCACGTTCGTTAATCCTGCCGCAGATACTGCCGCAACAAATGCATCTGCATCTGTGCCTGCTAGTGTAACTGTAACAGCTGAGCTCAATGCTCCAGAAGCTTTAACAGTTTCTTGGATTTTAAATGTGTGACCGGAACTGACAGCTGGTGAAGTGTTATTTGAAGTGATTGTTGTAGCACCACCCTCAAATCTAAAGATTTGGAAATCTTGTAGAGCTCTAGAAGTATCACCAACTTGGTCTTTAACTGAATCTTCTGTTACGTTATACTGTGTGTACAGAGCACCAGTTGATAGACTGGTTCCACCATTAACTGGATCTAATCCGTAGATCGCTGAATGGTTAGTAGCATATAGAGGAGCACTAACAGTGTTCCAAGATGCTGTAGATGATGAGTAAAGTTTAACTGCAACACTCGCTCCAAAGTTTGGAGTGGTTGTTTTAAACCAGATAGAACCTGTTGCCGCATCTTGCTCTGAAGACTTCCAAAGTGGTCTGTCTGTGTGAGCAGATTGTTGATGTAAAACTGCTGATCCGTGCAGTGTGTACCAAGCCGCTGATCCTACCTGGATCCAAGCATTGGCCGCTGTTTTGTAATATGTTTTGTTAGTAACGTGAGTGGTGTTGATTGCATAGTCACCGATTGAACCAATAGAAGTTTTAGGAGCTCCTGTGGATACTCCTCCTACTAAATGATCTACTGATGTGATGTAAGTTGGTGTAATTGTTGTGAATGCTTGATCTGCTTTAGACCATTCAAATAATCCCGGCACTGAAGAAGCAATATCAAACCAATAAGTTCCATTAGTTGGAGACGCTGTTGGTGCTGTTGCACTGCCTGCAAGTGATGCTAGGTCAACGTTGGCTCTTAATATAAATGCTCTATTAGCCACACCCAAAAATGAGTAGGCCGCTTGTAATCCGTATTCATTCAACTCATAACCGTTGATTGGATTGCTCGATGCATCTGTGTAAAAAGTAGGATCTCCGAAAGTTTCTGTTAATTCTCTCTGAGATGAAATTAGATAAACTGAGTTTGCGTTGGCAGAAGTTGTGCCTGCCGCTGTGCCTGTACCGGCACCATTTAATTTGTTTTGTGCTGTAGTAACGATCAATAGAGGAGTTGTGCCCGCATCTGACGGTACATAAAAACTCTCGTTTATTACTGAAACTTCTACGCCTGGTGATGTTAATGCCATTTTTTAATTCTCCTTGCAAGTGTAACTGATTGTATTTATAGCGTTTGCGGTAAAAGCCGGCAAAACCTTGGCAATTTTTGGTACCTATATAGGGCACGTAAATACACACATATGAAAAGACCACTGTGTAAATCCTGCAACAACAGGCCTCGAGCATATGGCTATCGAAAAGGCGCAAAGATATACTGGCGTTCTCTATGTGATGCCTGTATTCGTAAAAAGAATCAGCAGAAGGTAGGAGGAGTTGCCAAGTGGCAATTGGCAGGTTATAAGAAAAAAATTAGATGTGAGTTGTGTGGCTTCAAAGCAATAGTGCGTGAGCAGTTGGATGTGTATCATGTGGATGGAAATCTCACTAATGTCACTGTTTATAATTTAAAAACTGTGTGTGCTAATTGTCAGCGTTTAAAGAGCACTCTAGAGTTAGGGTGGTCTATTGGTGATCTTGAAGTCGACGAATAAGGTCGTCTGTTTGAGAATTTAATGCTTCAAATGTACTGTTGTTGTCTATAACATAATCAAACTTACAACCAATCCAATCCCATTCAGACTGATGAGCACCTGATGCCTGCATTTCTTCTCTGCTGGGTACTTCTCCTCTTTTGATCAGTATTATTTTGCCGCTGTGATCTCGAATAGTTTTAATCTCATTAACAAAACGAGTATCACTTATCACAGTGTTCTTACCTTGATATCTTGCAATTAGACTGTCTACCCATATCGAATCCAACATTCCACCCCGACAAACTTCTGTGCCAAAATATTGTAGCACCCACCGCGGAGTTATTTCCTTGCCAAATTTCTTGCTCCAAAAAATATCTGTGCGTTCTCTCCATTCTCTGGATTCTTTTGTATTGCCTTCCAGCAATTCTCTGTCCCAACCAAAAATACTAGCAGTGGCATCTTTTAAACTTTTTGCAAATGAGTCTCTGTTAAAACTGTGCTGTGTGACCAGTCTGTCCGCAACGGTGTCTTTGCCAGAACCTATTAAACCAACCAAACCTATAAGCATAGATTTATTTTAACAGTTTTTTATTCGTTTTTCAAGTTCTATTTTAAGTTCGTTAATTGCTCGCAGTATAAAACGATTGATCATCCAGTCTGGTCCTGCTTTTACCAGAACTTCTAGTCCAATTACCAATTGTTTGATCTGTCGAAATGAGAGTATGGAGAGTTTTGAGAAATGTTTTGTTGCCATAATTGTGTGCCTTTCCTGTGCCTAATTTACGTGATTATTTAATCTGTGCGGAGGGTGAATTATATGATAATAAAAAAGATTAACCAATAACAAAACTGTAAGGGGTTCCACCTTCTTGATAGTTGTTGATTTCTTGATCTAATCTTTCCATTTCAGCCTGACCTTCTGATTTCAGAGCATCACCATTTAGTGTGGTTCCACCTTGTGGTCCTGCAATGGTATTAAACTTGCCTCGAGCTTCACCCAACATGGTTTTACACACTGCTAGAGTGTAATCTCTGAGCCAGGGTTTAGAATAGATATCTTTGAACAGTGTGATATCTGGTCGATAATTATCTGTGTGCATGATCACTATTTCTGTGTCTATTCGAGGTTTTTGTGTGATGGTTAAAGTTTTTGTAGCATTGTCATAATGGAATTGAATGAATGATCCAAACATTTTTCCTACCAATTCTTGATAGCTTGCAAAAGCATAATAGGTTGCTAGTCCACCTGCCGCACCTGCTCTCAGCATATATGTGTTGGTGTAGGCAAGGTTAAAAGGTTCAAACAGTGTACCACCCTGTCCACTCTCTGAACGAGATCCCACAGTCCTTCTACCCAACTCTCTCACGTTGATAATTTCATCAGGTAAGATGTACTTGTTTTGATTCTCTTTCAACTCAAGGAAAGCATAAGACTCTTCCACAGCATTGGATGATCTTTGACGATATCTGTTGGTGGCCCTTTGCAGTGCTGTTTCGTAGTGTTTTGGGTCTAATTCCACCTCAACCATACCATCTCCTAGGCTGGTTTTAACGTACTCATATATCTCTTGTTGACCTGTTTGTAACTCTGACATGCACATATTTACCGCATAGACATTATCAATAAATATGTGTGATATGCCAAGACTATCCATTTACAAGCCAGAAAAAGGCAATGATTACAAGTTTTTTGATCGTAACATCAAAGAGATGTTCACTGTGGGTGGTACTGATATTTTCCTACACAAATACATAGGACCATATGATCAAGGTGCTACCAACAAAGATGGATTGGCTTCTCCTACTCAGCCCAACTATTTAGGATCTACATCAGAAACTACCATACAAGATCTACTGTTCCTAGAGAACAGAGACCGAAAATATTCATCAGATGTTTATGTGGTACGAGGCATTTATAACGTACAGGACATAGATTTTAATCTATCACAATTTGGTATGTTCCTGCAGAATGATACTATATTCTTAACTGTGCATCTAAACGATATTGTGGAACGAATTGGAAGAAAACCCATGTCAGGTGATGTGATAGAATTACCTCATATGAAAGATGACTTTTCATTGGATCAAAATATTCCTATTGCACTTAAAAGATTTTATGTGGTAGAGGATGTAAATCGTGCCGCAGAAGGATTTTCCGCAACATGGTGGCCTCATCTGTTACGATTAAAATTAAAAACTTTAGTAGACTCACAAGAATTCAGAGATATTCTTGGAGATGCAGAAACCACAGGGTCTCTGGCCAGTTATATGAGTACCTACAATAGAGAAAAAGAAATTAATACTGCGATTGTACAACAGGCAGAATTAGATGCTCCTAAATCAGGATTCAACTACAAACAATTTTATGTGGCTCCTATTGATGAGCGAGGCAATATACGAACAGATAATATAAACTCAAGTGACAGTATTGCCACAGATAAAAATGTGAATGCTGTGATAGATACACCAGCATCATCCTACTATGGGTTCTACTACGATGGCGATGGTGTTCCACCCAATGGAAACCCTGCAGGATTTGGCAATAGTTTTCCTACCACAAACGTGGACAAAGGAGATTATTTCCTACGAACAGATTTCTTACCCAACAGATTATTCCGTTACGATGGTGTAAGATGGGTGAAAGTGGAAGATTCTGTGAGACTGACTATGAGCAACACAGATACAAAAAATACATTTAAATCGCAGTTTGTTAACTCGTCAGGCACAAACACAATTAATGGACTAACTGTGCAACAGAGACAATCACTAACAGATGCTCTAAAACCACAAGCGGACAATTAAAATATGCACATATATAAATGGACAGAAGAACAAAAAGAAAAATTACGAGGAAAATCTTATGTTAGAGGCATGACTTGGAAAATTATTAATGGCAAAAGAACCTGGTTGGAGGTAGCATAGTGTTGCATTATTATGATGCTCAGATTAGAAAATTCCTAACTCAGTTTGTGAGAGTGTTAAGTAATTTTTCCATAGAAGAAGGCAAAGGTGCTGACGGTACTGTGAGATTGAAACAGGTACCTGTGGTGTACGGAGATATGACTCGTCAGGTTGCCAACATCATTAGGAATAATTCTGAGAATACTCTTATTTCAGCACCCAAGATTGGTGCATATATCACAGGATTAGAATACGATAGAGAGCGAATGCAGAATCCGTATCACATTGAAAAACAACATCTGAGAGAAAGAGATGTGGATGCAGATGGCAATTATACCAACACATTGGGAGCAGGCTACACTGTTGAAAAAGTTATGCCATCACCGTTCCGTTTGAATGTAGCGGCAGACATCTTCACCACTAATACAGATATGAAGTTACAGATAATGGAACAGATACTGTATCTATTCAATCCAGATTTTGAAATTCAAAAATCAGACAACTATATTGATTGGACTTCTTTGAGTTATATAGAATTAATAGGCACTACATTCTCATCTAGAACCATACCTGTGGGAGCAGAAACAGAAATAGATGTGGCACAGATGACGTTCTCTATGCCCATATGGATATCGCCGCCAGTGAAAGTTTCTAGATTAGGCGTGATACAAAAAATTATAATGAGTATCTATGATGACAATGGCAATATGTCCAAAGGATTAATAGATGGAGATTTACTAACTCGCAGTTACATCACTCCAAACAATTTTGGGTTATTGGTTACAGGTAATCAAATCAGGTTGCTGGGCACAACAGGAGTAAATGTGGCATCAGGAGGAGATGGCTTCTACACAGGTGCTTCAGCCACAGCAGAAGCGGATCCATTCTCTACATTTGGACCTGCTGTGAATTGGCAAATACTGTTGACTCAATACGGCAAAGTAACCAACGGTACATCGCAGATAAAATTAACACAGGAAAACGGCAATGAAATAGTGGGTACTATTGCTACCACCACTCTGGATGAAACCATACTGTTGTTCAATATTGATACAGACACTATACCTGCAAACACCATACCTTCTGTTTTAAAGATTATTAATCCACTAACATTTGAACCAGTTAATCCTGCCAATGGAGATCGTTACCTTATTGTGAATGACATTGGGGATTCTACCAATACATTTGATGCCACTGCTTGGGGCAATCTACGAGCGAGTGTGAACGATATTATTCAATACAACAGTGCCACTGGTACATGGGGTGTGGTTTGGTCCACAACAGATTTTGATTCCACAGTGGAATATGTTACTAATTCAAACACTGGCATACAGTATAAATTCAACGGCACTATTTGGGTCAAGAGCTACGAAGGAATTTATATTGGTGGCAAGTGGACAATTGTGCTATAATTAAATCATGCAAGACAATATCATATGTTCAGGTGCGTTGTTCTACGCTATCAACACCAAACGTTTCCTGTTCTTACAGAGGACTGACGGTAGAACGAGAGGTACGTGGGGACTGGCAGGAGGTCAAGCCAAATTCAAAGAGTCTGCATTTGAAGGATTAAAGAGAGAAATCACAGAAGAAATCGGCACACCACCCACATTTAAAAAAGTTATCCCACTGGAACTGTTCACATCCAACGATCAGAAATTTTTCTTCAACACCTACGTGATCGCTGTACAGGACGAATTCCTACCAAAACTCAACGAAGAACACAATTCTTATGCTTGGTGTGCTTTTGAGTGTTGGCCAAAGAACCTACACGCAGGACTAAGAAACACTCTTAATAACAAGAGTATCAAAGGCAAGTTACAAACCATATTGGATCTAATAGTTTAAAAAGTACACTTAACCTGACCACCAGGTTGAGCATTTTCTCGAATATCTTGAATCACAGTGCCAGGTGTGGTTTTTGTGTCTGTAGGAGAATTTGTATTATTTTTACTGTCTTCTTTTTTAACAGTTAAGGTGGGTTGTGCTCCACAGTCTTTTATGGTGTTGCAACCGTATAGAATACTCGCAACGATTAGAATTAATAAGAGTCTCATTTAAAATTAATTTAGTTCAACACAATAATCATTGCCGCTAACACTGCTAGTACCAAACTAGGCACTATGCTGATCATTAACAATGTTGTGTTAAACTTTTTAATAGCGTTTTGAATTACGGTTTTTTTAGAAACCCAATCTGCTTCGCTGTCTGTATAAGCCCACATTACTCGTATCTCCTTGCGTATCTTTTTGCTGTTTCTAACTGTCCGTGTCTAATCAAAGTGGTGATAGTAAAACTCACTCTTAACATTCCACACAATCTTTTTTTTCGTATCATATTTCGCCTTTACTTATAACAAACCATTACTTTTTAGCTATGCTAATAACAATTTGCTACTATGCAAGATTTACTTTGTTAAAGAATGTTAGTTATTTTTAATACTATACAACAGGAAATATAATAAGTCAATCTACTCACTGTTAGCCAGAGGATATGTTAAGGACACCACTGTTGTTCCACAGTTGTCCTGCGTTGTTTGGATCCGATGTTGGCAGGTTTGTCATCATCACCACTGCATTTGAAAATGTTTTTGCTCCTGTGATGGTCTGTGCTGGAGAAATTAATACTGTTTCTGATGTTGCGGCACCTGCTTCTGTTCTTAACAGTGCAATTCGAAATGCATTAACAGTAGTTGATCCACCTGATGTGGATGCGGCAGATAGTGTCACTGTGGTACCGGATAGAGCGGCCGTAAAAGACAACTGATCTGAATTTTTTGTGGATACAATCGGTCCTGTGGCCACATATGCATCTGACCCGTCTTCCACAACCATTACCTCTGATATACTTGCGGCTCCTTCCGCTGAATTATAACCAACCACTACATATTGAGCACCTGTAAAAGATTCTGTAGAGAATGTATCGAGTGATGTTGCTGAACTACTAACCGACGAAGCACCAACAGTTTTTGTATTGTCTCCTGTTGCTGTGGTTTCGTTATCACCGAGCAATATTCTGTACATCTTGACATTGAGATTTGATGTGTTTCCAGCACCTAATAATCGTACATTACCTCCAGATATATCTGCTGTAAGAGTTATTAGAGGATTATTACCTGTATAGATCTCATTGTAAATTGATATGAATGCATCTGAACCGTCGTGCACCACAATAGCTTCCACGTTGCTCAGTTCGCCGTTATCTCCAGAGTTAACAGAAATAAAATATTTTGCTCCTCTGTAGGAAGAAGAACTCCAGGTATCAATTGCTTCTGTGGCAGAGTCCACGTCAGTGTTCAACACAGTTGCAGTATTGCCAGACGATCCTGCTGTGGTAGAATCACCTAATCCAATCCTATACAGGCTTGCAGAATTGACCACAGAAATACCCGTTGCCAACAATCTAACCGAACCTGACGATATGTCAGCATCTATTGATATTTGTGGATTAGATCCAGAACGTACACCATTTGATCCAGAAACGTATGCTGTGGAATTGTTATGAACTAAAGTGTATCTTTCTGTGCCGGTCTCTCCGTTAATCTCATCTCGAGTAACAGCATAATAGAAAGCAGAATCAAAACTGCCTGTGGTAAACGAATCTATTGTTGTTTGTGTTGTGCCAATACCTGTGGTTGGAGAAGGTACCGATACGTTGCTTGTATCTGTAGCGGCGGCAGTAGTTGCCAACATATCTACGAAAGCAGAACCGTCCCATTTCTCATATCTTGACAACGAAGAGTTGTAACGCAACATACCTGCAGAACCCGTGGGTTGTTGTCCAGATGTTCCGGATGGTAGCGTTAACGCTCCGGCCATCCCGGACAGTATTAGTTGTGTGTCGGTTGCCGTTATGTTGTTGTGTGTAATGTAAAGATCGTCTGAAGTCTGTCCACTGGCTCTGTATATGTTGTCTGCTTCCATGGCCAGTCTTGCAAAATATATTTTTGTGTTGGGGTTACAACTCGCTCTCAGTCTTGCTTTTCCACTTGACACATCTGCTGAGAAAGTTGCCAGCGTGTTGTTGTCAGTGATTACGAAACTTTCTGATATAGTCGCGTCTGTGCCGGCGTTGTTAACAGTCAGGGTTACCTCAGAATTCTGGTATTGAGAACTTGATTCCAGCGTTATGAAATACCTTGCCGCTTTGTATTTGAACACGTCGAATGTGTCTACAGTTTCAACAGCACTGTCTATGTCACCTTTTATACCATATAAGAAGTTGTCAAACTCTCCCAGTTTGGTCTTTGATCCTAAGTCCTGTCTGTAAAGTATTGCTGTTCCTGTTGTATTACCGCCAGACACTGACCTTAGTGAGACTGTGGCCCCTGAAATTGAGGCGCTGATTGTGTGTAGAGGTGTCTCCCTACTGGAAACAAGTGCGTAATCATCATGGTAAACAGTTGTACCGTCGTGTGTTAAACTTGTTTCAGATAGTTGGTAATCTCCTGATGTGTCATCCTTTATCAGTATCACATATTTGGCACCTTTTATGTCTGTTTTAGTAAATTGGTCCAGTGTTGTTGCACTTGATCCAATGTTTGTTGATGTGACGATTATTTTTGAATTTGTGTTGGCCACTGTTTCATGATGATCACCTAATGCTATTCTGTAAATTCTTAAATTGGTATGTGACGAGGTGTTTGTGTTCGCTGATAGCTGTACCATGTCCCCAGAAATTGCAACTGTAAAGTCCGCAATCCTTGTAGAATCTTCATTCACGTTGTAGACGGAAACATATGGTGTTGACCCATCATGCACAACGGATACTTTCAGGTGTCCAACGAATCCATTGTCTTGATCTTCCATGACAACATCGTATATGGCACCCCTATATTCTGTTGTGTCAAACTCATCCACAACAGCTGATATTGTGTTTAATTTATAGTAGTTGAATTGTTTTACTGCTGTGTTATTTCCGCCACCGCCACCTGATGACTCTGTGAACGTGATGTTACCTGCACCGTCTGTTGACAGTACCTGTCCATTACTTCCGTCTGTTGTGGGGAAATTTATTCCTGATATAACAACAGTACCAGAGCCTCCTGGAGATAATATTAAATCAGCGTTGGATGCTGTACTAATGATATTGTCATTGAAAGTTAAATTGTCAATGACCTGTGTGCCGGTGTTCTGTAGATACGAGCTTAAATTTGGTCCTGTTACAGTTAAAGTGTCACCTGACACTGCTGTGGTAATTCCTGTTGCACCTGCAATTTTAAATGTTTCGCCGGTGGCCAATATTGCACCGGTGGAGTCATCGCCAACTATCTGTATATTGGTACTGACATTTATTCCCGTTAATCCAGATCCATCGCCAACAAATGCTGTTGCGTTGACTGTGCCGTTTACTTGTAATGCTGTTGAGGGTTCGGAGGTGCCTATGCCCACGCGACTGTTGGTAACATCGAGATACAGTAGGTTAGTCTCAAATGCTAGATCGGTACCGTTTCGAGTCAAATTTGACTTCAGCACTGATCCAGATATACGGCCAATAGCCATACAGCGTGGTCTCCTTTATAAATCTATCATCGAAGCAATGCTCCGCGAGCCCTGTTACATAGTGGGCCAAACTGTATCCGTATTTAGTGCTAAAATGAAAAGGGCGACACTAAGGCCGCCCTTTCACTACTTAGGAAGTGTAGATACTTATTAGTGACTTACTCGAACTGCCGCTAATACTGAACCTGCATCTTCAGATTGTTTGCTGTTTAAAGCTCTACCAATCACGTTGAATGCTGTACATTCCACTTTGGTAGCCGCTCTAGCATATCCTGCAACAGATGAAGATATTAATCTGTCACCCTTGTTCACAGGACCCATTACTTTAACCTGTACTCGTCCAGTCATTGCAACATATGGATGAGTTTCATCTGTTCCAGCACCGCCATTCATTTTGAATGCCGCTTGGTGTGTACCAGAGATAACACCGAACACTTCGTCTGATGCTTCGTCTGCTACTGCTGTGATTTCAGCCGCTCCGCCCAATGCTACCACTGTGCCTGGCTCATACATACTGTCTGATGCAAATCGTTCTGCAACGTCTGAGTATTGTGCCGCTGTTGCTGTACCTTCTAGGTTGGAAACCAATGTTCCTACT